GAAACTGAATGTGAGATTATTAAAAGATTAGAGTCACACTCTCTAGTAAGCACAATTTGGATGGAATATGGAGAAAGTGAAACCATTAATGATAGAGGAGTCTTAATAGACGAAAAACTAGTAAATAATGCCATTGATATTTCCGATAAAACTACATTAATTCTTAAAAATACCCTGCAAAAGTTAACTAATTTAGAAAATCCAAACTCAGTGATGCAACTTAAAAATTGGTTAAAAAAACAAGGATTAGAAGTAGAAGATCTATGCAAGAAAAATGTGCAAAACATTATAAAGAATGCACCAAGTGATCTTATTAATTTAGTTCTTGCTTTAAGGCTTCAAACATCTAAATCTTCCATTAAAAAATATGAGGCAATAAATAACTGTAAGTGCAGCGACTCTCGTGTTAGAGGGATGTTTCAATTTGTAGGAGCAAGTAGGACTGGTAGATTTGCCTCAAAATTCGTGCAGTTACAAAACCTAAGACAGAATCATTTAGCTAACTTAAGCGATGTTAGAGAACTTGTAAAAAACGGCGATATTGAAGCATTAAATTTACTTTATGACGATATACCAGATGTACTTTCTCAACTTATAAGAACCGCCTTCATTCCTAAGAAAAACCATAAGTTTATAGTTGCTGATTTTAGTGCTATTGAAGCTAGAGTTTTGGCATGGTATGCAGGTGAAACTTGGGTTCTTGATGCCTTTAAAAATGGCGAAGATATCTACTGTGCTACTGCAAGCAAAATGTATGGAGTGCCTGTCGTAAAGCACGGAGTAAATGGGGATTTAAGACAAAAAGGTAAGCAGGCTACATTAAGCTGTGGATATGGTGGAAGTGTCGGTGCACTTAAGGCGATGGGTGCTCTTGATGCAGGACTAAAAGAAGATGAACTTCAAGAGTTAGTCGATACTTGGCGAAACGCAAATCCACATATTGTTAAGTTTTGGTGGGATGTTGATAAAGCAATCAAAAAAGCCTATTCAGAGCGAGTAACAGTCAGGCTTAATAACCTGATGTTCAATTATAAAGGCTCGATTATGTATATCACTCTTCCTAGTGGGCGAAGTATTGCCTATGTGCGTTTTAGAGTAAGAGAAGACGATTCGATCACCTATGAAGGGAAACTATCAAACACCAACAAGTGGGGAGAGATTGAATCATATGGTCCTAAGTTTGTTGAAAATATCGTTCAAGCAACCGCCAGAGATATTCTTTGTAACTCTATCCATAACTTAAAAGACTATCAGATTGTCATGCATATCCATGATGAAGTCGTTATTGAAGCTAGTAAAGACGTCAAACTTGAACAGGTAACAAGTCTAATGAGTAAGTCGCCTAGTTGGGCTAAGGATTTACTTTTAAGAGCTGATGGATATGAATGCGATTTCTACCAAAAAGATTAATAAAAGGAGGAACTTAAATTAAATGATTACCTTATATATTTCAAATTTTAGACAAAATGAAAAGAATACAATTTATGGAAGAAAAGTTGAGATTTGCAGTGTTAATGACTTAAAATCAGCAGTTTCAAATGACTATGTATGTGCAAAATATAAGAACAATAAAAGAGGAAACGATAACTTTATTGAGTCCGATTGCCTTCCATTTGATATTGATAACGACCATACAGAAGATGAAAAGAAATGGATTAAACCAAGTGATGTCGCTAGGAGATTTCCTGATGTCGAGTTCTTTGTTCATTATTCAAGAAATAACATGAAGGAAAAAGATGGGAAGAAGGCTAGACCTAAGTTTCATATCTTTTTTAAGTGTGAGAAGTGCTCAAATAAAGACGATTATATTAGACTTAAAAACCTCTTTTATAAGTTCTTTCCTTATGTTGATGATAATGCTTTAGATGCAGCTAGGTTCTTTTATGGAACTGAAGATCCAAAAGTTGAACATTACGATGGTGAACTAGGCATTGACGATTTTCTTAGTATCTATTCACTTAACGATATGTCATATGAAATAGATGAAAACGGGGAAGTCATAGATTCAAACGATATAGCATCAAATAAAGAAATCATAAAGGAAGAAATAGGCGAAGGAAGTCGTAATGCTACGATGTTTAAGTTAGCTCGAAAGTTTATCTGGCGACACGACGATACCGATTTTGCCTACTCTTTATTTTTCGAACAAGCGAAGTTTTGTAATCCGCCTTTAAGTGAAGCTGAACTTGCTAATATTTGGAAAAGTAACCAAGCCTATTTAGCAAGAATGAAGGCAAAAGGGAAATACATCCCACCCCAAGAATATTTTAAAAAGAATGCTGTTTTAAAGACTTTAAAACCTAAAGACTTTACTGACTTAGGTCAAGCTGAGGTAATGGCTAAATATTTTAATGGGAAGATTGCTTATTCTAATGCGACGGGATTTTTGGTTTATAAGGATAACTACTGGCAAGAAGATCCTGTGTTTTCAAAAAGATGCGCTCAAATAATTACTGATAAGCAATTAGAAGAAGCTAAAAATCAACTTTTTAATGCTAAACAAAAATTAGACCAATATGCAGGGACCACTGTTGATTTAACTGCCGCTATTAAAAATGGAACTGATCCTCAAATACTTAAATTAGCAAGTGAGGTTGAAGAAGCAAAAACCTATGAAAGCTACATTTTAAAAAGAAGAAACTCGGCTAAACTTCAAAGTTCGCTTGAAGAATTAAAGCCATTAGTACAGGTCTATGTTAAAGACCTAGATAAGGATGCCTTTCTTTTATCAACCCCAACCAAAACATACGATTTAAGGAAAGGAATAGAAGGCGCTTTAAATCCTGATGCGAAAAATATGATTACTAAATCTACGACTCTTAGTCCATCACTTAAGGGCAAAGATAAGTGGGTAAGTTTCCTTAATGAATGTTTTAATAATGACCAAGAACTTATCGATTATGTTCAAAAGATTTGTGGTTTAGCAGTTATAGGCAAAGTCTATATTGAAGGCATCATTATTTCTTATGGGGATGGCGGAAACGGAAAATCAACATTCTGGAATACGATAGCAAGGGTACTAGGCTCATATTACGGAAAGATAAGTGCTGATGCTTTAACGACCAACTGCAAGAGAAACGTCAAACCAGAACTAGCTGAACTTCGTGGTAAAAGATTAATCATAGCGAGCGAATCGCAAGAAGGAGCAAGGCTTAATGATAGTGAAATCAAAGAGCTTTGTTCGACTGATGATATTAGGGCAGAGAAGAAGTTTAAGGATCCGTTTGATTTTACTCCTACGCATACACTTGTTTTATATACAAACCACTTACCCAAAGTAAAAGGAACCGATGATGGTATTTGGAGACGAATTATCGTTATTCCTTTTAATCATAAATTCACAAAAGATAATGCTGATATCAAAAACTATAGCGACGTGCTTTATGAAGAATCAGGCGAGTATGTTTTAACTTGGGTTATTGAAGGCGCAAGGAAAGCCTATGAATCAAACTTCCAACTTAAAAATCCACTTGTCGTTCAAAAAGCTATTGATAGTTATAAAAAAGAAAATGACTGGTTTGGTAGGTTCATTGAGGAGTGCTGCATTGTAGGCGAAAACGAAAAATGCAAGTCCAATGACCTATATCAAAGGTATCGTGATTTTTCTATGTCTCAAGGTGAAAGACCAAAGGGGACAATTGAGTTTTATACCGAGCTTGAAAGGCATCAATTTAAGAGAAATCAAGTAAAAGACGTCGATAAAAGCCGAAAGTACTATGTCTTTGGTTTGAGCCTCAATGATGCAAAAAATGGCGTATTTATCGATGATTTTGACATTTTGAACTAGGTATCGTGCAAGGTCGAACAAGGTCATTTCTATACCTTTACGCGTAACGAGGAAAAAAAGTAAACGTAAATATATAGATATTATGGAATTGACCTTGCTCGACCTTGTAAGGTTGATGTTTTAAGGAGGTAAAAATGCGAGAAAAATACATTGAAGAATTACTTATAAAAGCCGTGAAGAAAAGAGGTGGCTTAGCACTAAAACTTTACTCGCCTAGCTATATAGGCGTTCCTGATAGATTGGTTCTCATAGCATTTGGGCATATTGGCTTTGTAGAAGTTAAGGCTCCTAACAAGGTTCCAAGACCTATACAGATAAAAAGGCATGAAGAGTTAAGAAGTCTTGGCTTTAAAGTTTATGTCTTAGATGCAAAAGAGAAGATTGAAGAAATATTAAACGAAATCGAAGGAGGAAGAAGCAATGAATTATAATCCACATGAATATCAAAGATATGCGATTAGTTTCGTTGAAGACCATAAAGAGAGCGCTCTCCTCTTAGATTTAGGTTTAGGGAAAAGCTCCATCGCTCTTACTGCCATTAATGATCTGCTCTTTGATTATTTCCTTGTTCATAAAGTCCTAGTGATTGCTCCTATTAGGGTTTGTACGAATACCTGGACGAGCGAGATTAAAAAATGGGACCACTTAAGAAACCTCAAATATTCACTTTGTGTAGGGGACGAAAGAACTAGAAAAAGAGCGTTATATGCTGATGCTGATATTTACATCATCAATCGTGAAAATGTCGAGTGGCTCATAAACAAAAGTGGTGTGAGGTTTGATTTTGACATGGTTGTTATTGATGAACTTTCTTCATTTAAGAATGGTAAGTCAAAAAGATTTCAAGCCTTGCTTAAAGTTAGATCATTAGTAAAAAGAATAGTTGGATTAACAGGTACTCCGTCAAGTAATGGGCTTATGGATTTATGGGCTGAATATAGGCTTCTAGACTTAGGCAAAAGACTAGGAAGATTTATCACTCATTACAGGGAAACATACTTCGTTCCTGATAAAAGAAATCAAGAGATCGTGTTTTCTTATAAGCCTAAGCTAGGAGCGGAAGAAGAAATCTATAAGCGAATTGAGGATATCACTATTTCAATGAAGGCAATTGATCATCTTCCTATGCCAAAGCTAATCATCAATGACTATAAGGTCGAACTCGATAGCAAAGAAAGAAAACAATATGAATCATTAGCCAATAACTTAGTTCTTGAGTTAGGTGATGAAGATATAACGGTGGCTAATGCTGGCGTCCTTTCCAATAAACTTATCCAAATGGCTAGTGGATCTCTTTATTTTGAGGATCATAGATTTGTAGAAATACACGATAAAAAACTTGATGCCTTAGAGGATTTGATTGAAGGAGCTAGTGGCGAGCCTTTACTTGTCGCTTATTGGTTCAAATCAGATTTGGAAAGAATCATTAAAAGATTACAAAGAATAAAAGAGAAAACGGATATCTCATTTGAGGTTTTAGATAAGCCATCAGCAATTGAAAAGTGGAATAAAGGCGAAATAAATGTCGGCTTAATTCATCCTCAATCAGCAGGACATGGTCTTAATCTTCAAGAGGGAGGGCATCAGTTGATTTGGTTTTCACTCACTTGGTCGTTAGAACTTTATCAACAAACTATCGGTAGATTATATAGGCAAGGTCAAACTTCAAAGTCAGTAGTAATTACAAGAATAGTGGCAAAAGACACGATAGATGAAGACGTCATTAAGGCACTTGATAAAAAGGAAAGAACTCAGGATGCCTTAATTGAGGCAGTAAAAGCCCATGTGAAAGGAGTAAATAGGCAATGAAACTAAAAGTTGTACTAGATGAAATCAAAGACTTAAGTAACAAAATTCATCAGGATAGAGGACTATTAAAGTTTTATCAAAGGCAAGCTGATGTTATTCCTGGTCCTATCTATGGTGAAAAGATACACACACAGCCTAGTGGTAAGGCTCCTTTTGAAAAATGGGTTATTAAAGCATTAGATAAAGAAAGAGAGATAAAAGAAGAAGAGGATTCACTTGCTGATTTAAAGCTTAAAGCTACTAATGCACTTGAAAAACTAGAAAATAAAGATATGGCACTTGCCATTATGTATAGATACATCAGCTTTATGACTTATGATGAGATAATGTCGGCTATGTACGTTTCGAGAAGTTCACTTTATAGGCTTCTTAATGAGGCTGAAGAAGTAATGAAAAGTCTTGATATATAGATAATTAGGCTATGTTAGAGTCGTTAAACCGAATTAAGGTGATTCAAGGTAAAGACCTAAAAAGAGATTTTGTCTCAATTTGAAGAATACCTTAAATACGTTAGAAAATTTAAGCAAAAGACACGTAAGAGATTTTTTAAAAGATTTTGTCTTAGCTTTGAAATACGTTTAATACCTTGAAAGTCTTTAACAAGATAAGCGAAAGAAGACAATGTCTTTCTAGCTGTATACAAGGCCTAAAAGATAAAATCTTTAATAAAAAATTGATGCTATGAAAAATTGGAACACTCTGAAACACGATGAAACACTCTGACACATAGTGAAACATTGAAATAATGTGTCAAGTGGGTAAAATGGTAGTATAGATAATTATATCTAGACCAACTTATATTTTTGAGCCCATAGTGCAAATAGATGCTGTGGGCTTTTTTCATGCAAAGAAAGGAGGAATCATGAGTGGCTAATAGAAAAAATAAAAGAATCTATGGCACTAACATTTATCAAGATTGGGTTAATAGCGGTAAGCTCCCTGAAGTATTAGCTTTTATATCAGAGTGTGCAAAGAAACTTGTATCACAAAAAGAAATGTGTCAGGTGCTAAAGATAAATCCGAACACATTTTCTTCTATGAAAAAAGATTATCCAATAATTCAAGAAACAATTGATAAAGCTAAATATGAGTTAAAAAAAGATTTAGCAAGTGCTATGTATAAAAAGGCTGTCGGATATGAAACGGTAGAAGAGGACCAATACATAGTTGATAAAGGTGGTCAGCAAGTCAAAAAAGTTCATAGAACCAAGAAGCAAGTCGGACCTGATTACAAGGCTTTAACTTACTTAATGGTTAAGCATTTCGGCAAAGAATATAGTGAAAGATACGAAGAGTTGGCTTTTATGGCCGAGCAAAAAGAAAAAGCAAATGATGAAGAGTGGCAAAGTGCTGATAGTGAAGATGAAGAAGATATTGAAACTGATGATGGCGGAGTTTGCCTTTAATGGAGGAAAGTAAATGAGCGAACTTAAAATTGAATACATAGATATAAACAAAATTACTCCTTATGAAAATAATGCTAGAAAGCACCAAAAAGCAGATGTTGAGGCGATTAAGAAATCAATTGAGGCTTTTGGCATGAATGATCCTATCGGTGTTTGGAGTGACAAAAATATCATAGTTGAGGGACATGGACGCCTCTTGGCTCTTAAAGAATTAGGTTATAAAGAAGTGCCTTGTATTAGACTCGACCAATTAACTGATGAACAAAGAAAAGCCTATGCTTTAGCCCATAATAAAACTGCTGAATTATCTGAATGGGACTTTGAGAAACTAAAACAAGAATTAGATGGCATTTCTTTAGATATGGGTGATTTTGGTTTTGAGGATTTCTCACTTGAGGATCTAGAAAATGTCAAAGAGGATGATTTTGATATAGATAGTGAACTTCAAAAACCAGCTTTTAGTAAAAAAGGCGATATATGGCTTTTAGGAAAACACAGAGTAATTTGTGGAGATTCGACAATTAAAGAGACTTTTGCAAGAGTTTTAGATGGAAATAAAGCCAATTTGGTAGTTACAGATGCTCCTTATTTCGTAGATTTAGATAGTGCAAGTGGCAAAATTCAAAACGACAATCTTAAAGGTAAAGAAGCCTACGAGTTTTTACTTAAAGCCTTTACTAATCTAAAGGAAATAATGCGTGATGATGCTTCTATTTATGAGTTTTATGCGACTAGTCAATCTAGGATATTTTATGATGCCTTTGAAGATGCTGGATTTAAACTTGGAGCATCACTTGTTTGGCGAAAAGATCATACGCCTTTAATGAGGACGGACTGGAAGTTTAATTTTGAGCCAGTAATCTTTGGTTGGAGAAGGGACGGAAAACATCACTGGTATGGTGATCAAAAGCAGAAGGCTTGCTTTGACTTTGCTAGTATTAGAAATTCAACTACGGAAGGGTGGAACCATCCATCAAGTAAACCTGTACCATTAATTGCTTATCTTGTAGCTCAAAGCTCTAAACCTAAAGACTTAGTATTTGATGCTTTCTTAGGCTCAGCTTCAACACTTATTGCTTGTGAACAAACAAATAGAACTTGTTATGGTATCGAGCTTGAAGAGAAGTTTGTTGATGTTGCTGTTAAGCGATACATCGCTCAAGTTGGTAAAAGTGATGAAGTTTACGTCATAAGAGATGGAGAGAAGATAAGGTATCAAGACTTAAACATTGAAGAAAATAACACTGGAGCTTCGGCTCCTTTTTAATTGAAAGGAAAAATAACAATTATGAATAAATATGTAACTTGTGAATCAGTTTTTAGAGGACATCCAGATAAGCTCTGCGATCAAATTAGTGATGCAATTTTGGATGAATATCTCCTTAAAGATAAAGACTCAAGGTTAGCGATTGAATGTTCTATCAAGGATAACCTAGTCATTATCTTTGGTGAGGTTACCTCTAAAGCTCACGTAAATTTAGAAAAGGTAGCAAAAAGAGTTTTAAGAGATGTTGGCTACTTTGATAATTTTGTTGTTATCACTAAGGTTTCTACTCAGTCTTGGGATATTGCAAAGGGAGTGGATAAACTTGGGGCAGGGGATCAAGGAATTATGTATGGCTATGCTACTAATGAAACAAAAGAGTGCTTACCTCTTCCTTATGTGATTGCTAGAGATATTTCAAAAGCAATAGAAAACGTCAGAAAAGAAAAATATATGGATGTTCTTATGCCTGATGGTAAGTGCCAAGTGACTGTTAGGTATGTTGATAATAAGCCTAAAGATATCAAAACAATTGTTGTCAGTGCTCAAACTAAAAAAGGAGTAAAACTTGAAGAAGTAAATAGAATCATTAAAGAAGAAGTTTTAATTCCTTTGCTCGGTTCTACTCTTGATGGTATCGAGATTTTAGTTAATCCAACAGGAGCATTCTTTAGAGGCGGTCCTTATGCTGATAGTGGACTTACAGGAAGAAAACTCATGGTCGATACTTATGGTGGAGTAGCGCATCATGGCGGAGGAGCCTTCAGTGGTAAGGACTATACAAAAGTTGATAGGAGCGGTGCTTATTATGCAAGATTTGTTGCTAAGTCAATTGTAGATGCAGGACTAGCAGATAGATGTGAAGTAGCTGTTTCTTATTCGATTGGAGTAGAAAGTCCAGTAAGCGTAAGCATAGATACTTTTGGCACAGGAAAACTTAGTGATGACGAGCTTTTAAAACTTATTAATGATCACTTTGATTTTTCTGTCGGCAACATCATAAAAGAACTTAAATTAAAGGATATCTCTTATCA